TTAAAGGCTCACCTGTTTGAGGATCTCTCTTAATTCTCATAACAGGATTACCATCAGCATCTAATTTAACTCTTCTTTTTAATTGACCCTCTACATCTTGAGTAGGTGCTTCTAAAGTTGCAGCTTTTGCTCCCTCAAACTTTGTAAGGTCAAACTTATATTCTTCAGCTAATTGCTCTGGTGTAAACTCCTCTAGTGTTGGAGGTCCGGGAGCATACCTTACTCTTCCTTGAGCATCTGTATAACTCCTCAAACGACCCGGTTTTTCTTGTACAAAAACTCCTTTTTCTTTATCAAAAGTTAAATTAACACCTGATTTTGCTAAAGTATCTATTATACCTTGAGAATCAAAATCAAAAAGTTTATCTATATCCTCTTTAGTTGTTGTTGTACTAGCTTGAGCAGCTTTAAACTCTGGAGAAGACATAAAACTTTCTACATTTTTATAATCTACAACTTGATCTAAACTGTCTGTAAAATTTTCAGGTGGTATAAAACCTTCTGGAAGAGTGATACTTTGCTTGGTATCTTTATTATAATACCTTGTCCTTGTTCCACCAAGAACAAACGTGCCATCATTTATTTTAGCTTGAGTTTCTGCATCTGGTTTAAAACCTAATTCACTAGCTTTAGCAATTGTATCTTCTTTATTAATAGGTCTAATTTCTGTAAACTCTTTAAAAGTTTTCTTACGGTTAAGAATATCCATTAGATCTTGAGGCTCGTATGCTTTATTAGCATCTGCTGTATCTAAAAATTTTCCTGTTTCTTCATCAAAACTAAATCTTGATACAGCCTCTTGACCACCCATTTCACCTAAGAAATTAGAAGCATCTTGATTTGTGAAAAACTTTGGTCCTGCTTCAGGCATATCAGCAGTTGTAACTGTTTCTATTTGAGCAGGTTGATCTACAATTGGAGCAACACCTAAAGCTTGACCTGTTGTTGCACCTAACATTGTACCTGTTTCGTCTGGATTAATATAATTAACAGGAGCAGCAGCAATTGCACCTGCAGGGTCCATTATAGCTTGAGCACTAAGATTACCTTGAGCTTGTAGTAATTCATCTTCTGAAACAGGTTGTTCAGAAACAGTAAAATCTCCTGTGGTATTTGTAGGAGTAGTAGTATCTGTTGGTGTTTCTGTTTGTGCGTTAGCTTTTTCTCTTATCGCAGCAGCTTCTTCTTCAGAATAAGGTCCTGAAGTAGCAGGAAAAAATGCTGCATTTGTTTGTGCATCTACAGTTCTATCAGAAAAATCATCTACAGTTGTTGTTGGTATAGTAACACCACCACCATTAGAAAAAGATTTTAAAAGTTTACTATTTATAAAACCACCATCTTTAGCAACAAGTCCTACTCCTTTACGTTCTGATCCAATACGTTCTGATCCAAGTATACCTCCAGATGTATCTTCGTTAATTATACGATCTCCTTCTTTCCAATTAGCCTGTTGCATAAATTCCTCAACAGTAAGTCCAATAGAATTTAGATATGCTTGTGTTTCTTCTGCATAAGGTCCTGTGCCATATTTATAAACACCATCTAAAGGCCCTGCATAATATCCCGGAGGTAAAGCTTTGCCACCAAAATACATTTGAGGTTCACCATATCTAGAATTAACAGCAGTATCAGGTTGTAAGTTTACAGTATTATCAGGAACAGTAGATGTAGTAGAACCATCAGGTAAAGCAGTATCTCCTTTTGGTGTTCTTAATAAATAAGAAGATGTTCCTGCTAAAGCTTGAAAATAACCTTGTGGAACAGGTTGAGATGGCATCCAACTACCATCTGATTGATAAACACCCATAATATAAGTCTGCATACCCTGTCTGTTTTGATAAAGTCTCTGTTCCATTTTACCAATAAGACCTGCAGCCTGTCTTTCTGCAAGTGTTTGAGGCTGTAAAAATTGATTTTGTAAATCTGCTCTTTCTTCAAACTGTTTAGATTGTCTTTCTGTAAGACCTTCATAGGTTGGTATTTCAACCTCTGTAGTTCCTTTACCACCATCTAACTTAGGTATTTTTATTTTAGGTAAAGTTGTAGGTTTTGTTGGTAAAGTTACTTTTCCATCAGGACTGAAGATAGCCTCTGCTCTTTTTTTCTCTTCTGGAGTAGGTTCAAAAGGGATAGCTTTAGGTGTTTCTGGAGCAGATCCAGTAGAGGGAGGAGTAGGTTTTGAAGGAGCAGGAGCTGTAGGAGTGGTAGTTGTAGGAGTTGTAGTAGTTGGCTGTGAAGTATCTTCATAAGTAGCTTTACCACCTGTTATCAACCCTTGTCTGAAAGCCATACCTGCTGCACTATAAGAAAGTTTAGCCTCTGCACCATCAGGTGTCTGTATCATAACATGACCATTATCATTTAAATAAATATTAGCACCTTGATCAACTAGTTGTTTAACCCTTTTTCCTCTACCACTAAGTATGCCACCCCCATAGTTTACTGCAGTTCTGTTTAAACTTCCCCAATCAGTCTTAACATTTCCATCAGCATCCCTATCTATTCCACTTTCTATTTTAGGATTTTGAAAAATTGCAATTAAAGCTTTTTGTTGGTTATCAGTTAAACCTACTGTGTCTGTCTTTTTTAAATTAGAACCTAACGTGTGACTACCAGAAACATTAGAAATTATATTACCTTGAGTATCTCTTTCAACTACATTACCTGCAGCGGCATACTGTGTATATGATCCATCTGAATATTCTGTAATGAGTGTTCCTGAATCATTAACATATCTTTTTGTTACTTGTTTTTCTCCTGACGGTGTTGATGTTTGTGGAGTTGAAGAAGTAGTAGTAGTAGGAGTTGAAGTAGTAGTAGTAGGAGTTGAAGATTGAGGTGCTACACCTTCTACTTGTACACCTGATTTTGCAAAGGAATCTATTAAATTACTTGTAGCTTTTATTGCTCCAGTAACAGCAACATCATTTGAAGGTATTTCTCTTAACTTGTTATAATACTCTCCTAAACTTATTTTACCTGAATCTTGTTGAGATCTTAACTCCTCTACCCTATTACGTGCATCAGAAGTAGACATGGTAGTAGTAGGAGTCGTAGGAGTAGTAGTAGTAGGAGTTGTAGTAGTAGAAGGAGGAGGTATAGAAGTATCTATTTGACCTAATGTTGTAACGCCTTGTGCTTTAGCTTGTGCTCTCATTCTAGCATCTGCTTCAGGAGTTCCAAGAGTAGTTGATTCAACAGGAGATATTGACTTTACCCTTTCAACAAACTGTTGTAAAGTTATATGACCTGAATCAAATGATCTTTTTAAAGCATCATATTGTGCATTAAAACCACCATTAGAAAAACCTGATCTTCTTTGTACAAATGCACCTTTGTTGGCTTTAAGTACAGATTTAGCTTTTGGATTATTCTTGACAAAAGTATCTATAGCTGTCCAACTAGGTTTAATAGGCTTACCATCTTTATCAGTGCCAACTTTAAAACCAAAAGCTTCAAGTCTTTTAGCAGCTTCTTTTGCTGTTATTTCTCTTTTTGCCATTTATTTAATCCTTACTTAATACTTTATCTAGTTTGTCTTCTAATCTATGTAGTGCATCCATTACTTGACCAAGATCATCACGCATTTCTTTACGTGTAACATACTCTTCTCTTGTTTTATTTAATAGTATATCTATACGTTTTACTTCCTGTATGAGTCCTCTAAATGCCCATACAGCAGGAGCTATTACTAATGTTAAAATGATGTTCCAAAACATCCACATACTAATTTCCATCTACTACTCCTGAATTGATTTTAAATACCAGACAAGCCAACCTAGACCTATAATTGTACATATTAAAAATAGTATAAATAAACCCTCTATACATCTATCTTTAAACTCTTGCTTTCTGTATAGTTGCTCTTGTCTTGCTTTTCTAATCTTACCTTCCATTGCAATTAACTCATCCCAAGCTTTGTGTCCATGCGAGAATTGAATGAAAGTTTTAAGTTCGTATCTTTGCTCTTCTAATTTTTTCTTGGCAGCAAATGCTTCAAGTGCTTCCTGCTCTATTGATCCAAAAACTTTACGAAAGATAGGAGGGTTCTTTGCTTGTTTTTCTTTTTGTTCTATATCAGATACAGCACCCATCCACTTTGAAAGATCACCACTCATCTGTTCTATGTCACGACCTGCTTGAAATGCTCGTTTTAGACCTGCAAATGCTGTGCTCGCTGTGGTCAAACAAGCACCGATTGTGATTGGATCAAACATTAAGATGGTTTAGTAGGCCAAGTTGGATTGTCAGGGCTATTTGTTATGTCTCTTAAAGCCTGTCTATAGGTTCTCCAAGAACTAGAATTACCACCTGCATCTTCAATCTTATGAATTTGCCAATCAGCTTCTTCTAACAAAGGTTTTCTTTTATTTCTTAATCTAGATTTCTTTCTGTCAGTTGCACCATCTGACCACTCTTGTTGTAGCTTGTTATATTCTGCAACTTCTTCATCTGTTAATTTAATTTTTTGCTTACCAACTAGTTTGTAAAGATCAGTCATTTTAAACCCCACTACTCTTATATCCATAAACTGCTATTTCACCACTTGCAATTGTTCCAGTATTAGGAAAGAGAAAACACCCATTAACTGCTGCCGTAATAGAACTTCTCCAAGCACTACCATAATTATTTATACCATAATTATCAACGCTTAGATAATTAGCATTTACTATATGCCCAAGAACAGGAAAACTAGTACTTCTCGTATTGTAAAGTCTAATAAGAGCACTAAAACCTTCATCACTTTCATTTCCTACTGAAAATTCATCTTTACCAGATATTTGCCATGCTGTTGTAATAGAGGCAGCTGAATCAGTTTGAAAACTATCTGGAACTGCAGGATCTGCATCTTGAACATTTTCAGAATTACCCAACCAAAGATTATAATAACCATAACTGGTAGTCCCAATAGTTGAATTACTTGAATCTTTAAGACGAATCCATGCCAAATTATCATCATTACTAAAAATTAAATTTTTAAAATAAATTTCATAAATATCAAAATCATCAGTAAATGCACCATCTGCTGTTCCAATAGATGATAATGTTTGTCCAGAAAAAGATTGTGAAGATGAAATAAGTTCATTACGATAAAATCCTGTGCTTGATGCTGTAAGAATACCTGAACTAGAAATTGACGCTTTTGTTGAATCATTAATAGCAAAATTTATAGGTTGTCCAGATGCAGCATTTATCGCAGTTAATCCTGATGAAGTTTGTGCTAACGCAAAAGAAGCAGTTGTATTAAAATCAACATGACTAAAATAAGCAATATCTGATGTAGGAGATCCTATTTTTGCACGACCCAAAGTAGTTGTTGCATCTGAGTCTGCACTAACTCCCAAAGTTCCTGTTACAGTTAAATTATCTGCAACCGTAACTTCTGAAGTTGTATGACCTAACGTAATAGCAGTTCCTGATACACCTGTACCAATAGATACAGACTCACTACTATTTGCTGTATCAACAATTAGGTAAGCATCAGAACCTTGCTTTATGGTAAAAGCAGTAGCAGAATTATCTGAAACTGCTACATTAATATCTGTGGCATCTGCACTAATAGAATCAAGAGCTATATCACCCACATTAGTAATATTACTGTCATTAAAAGAAGTTGCACCAAGAGATGTATTACCCATAACAGAAGTTAAACCATCAGCAAATTCACCAATACCATTAGATACTGTTAATCCAGAACCTCCCACAAGACCAGACACATCAAGCTTACCACCAGTTGATAAGTTACCTGATGTATCTAAAGTTAACTTTGTTGCATAAGATCCTGATGTTTTATTCTGGAAAGTAACTGTGCCACCATCTGCAAAATTTAACTTCCATTGATCAGCATTGTCATCACCTTGATCTGCCTTAAAAGTAATAGCTAAAGGATCACCTTCTATGTTCTGTCTAATCTCTAAAGCATCATCACCATCTTCATCATAACCAACAAGAATATCTTGGTGAGTACCAAACTTAATGTATTTGTCATCTGCAATATAAACATCACCAAATTCTGCAGAAGAACTACCTATGTCTGCTTGACCTGCAAAATCAGGTAGTAAAGAAGTTTCTACAGTAACTGTATTTGTTCTAATACCTGAAGTACCATTATCAATAGCTCCAAAGTTTGCAGTAATAGAACCACTATCTAAATCACCTACAGTTACAATATTACTACCACCTACACTAATTGAATCAAAATAAGTTGATACAGTGTCTACATTAGTCATACGCATTGTACCTGCATCATTAATGAGTATGCCATCACCTGAAGCTACAGCAGTAGTACCCCTGCTTGTGCCACCTGCTATTAAATTAATTTCACTTGTAGTAGCAGTAACACCATCAAGTTTATTTATTTCAGCTGCAGTAGCAGTGACAAGAGTTCCCCCTAACTTTAATCCATTTGATGTATCGTGACTTGCTATATCAAAGTCATAAGCTCCATCTGCAAATGTAGTATTACCTGTAATAGTAATAGAAGATCCATCAGCAGTAATACTGTCTAAAGCTATATTACCCACATTAGTAATATTAGCATCATTAAAAGATGTAGTGCCTAAAGTATTTGAAGATGCTGTAGAAGTAAGACCACCACTAAAAGTAGTAGCACCTAAAGTATTTGCAACTGCTGTAGAAGTAATGCCACCACCAAAAGTAGCTAAACCTGCTGCTGACATATCAAAGGTAACAGCAGTTACTGGACTACCACCATCATTACCTCTTATAAGAATATCTTTATCTGAAACTTTTGATTCAATATAAACATCACTACTACTATTATAGATACGCAACATTTCAGTACCATCATCTTCATAAATAATACCACTACCTGCTGTACCTGCATCAAGTGTAATTCCTCCTGCTGACTCTATATTAATAGAATCAACTGCTGTTCCATCTGATACAATATCTAAATCACCGTCTGCATTAGAACTTATGTAAATACCTGTATCTCTAAATTGTAATTTTTCATCACCGTCAATAAGAATATCATCTGAAAATTTAAAATAGTCTTCATCTTCCATCCACGTTAATACGCCATCATTTGTCTCACCATCAAATGTAATAACAATATCTGTAGCTGAAGTAGCATCTCCTATTGTAATTGCCATTCCTAATAACTTTGTTATAGGACCACCCTCTGCAGAAGTTCCATCATGTGTGTGTCCTGTAGAAGACGCAAAAGCACTTACAACAGCATTAAATTCAGCATTAATAGGTGCAGATTTTACAACTGCTCCGGGAGTAATATCTGCTGAATTAGTTCTTGTATAACCTTGTCCCATTACCTTATATCTCCTAATCCGTAAGTAATTGTATATCCTTGAATGCTATGACTTGCCTCTTGTCCATCTGTAACAAAACGAAGGGCAATTGATTTTCCTGAACCTGAAAATGAAAGACTTTCTACAGGAGATGGATTACCATCAAATAAAGAAAAAGTTGTTCCATCAGAAGCCTGAAATTTACCTTCATCAAATTCAGCAGCAGGTGTTTCATTTGATAATCCTATGTTATCAGGATCAAGTGTATTAACATCTCCAAAATCATAAACAACAGCAACTGTTAAAGAGTTTTCACCTTCAGATCTTAAATAAGCTGCTAACTCATAAAAAAACTTTCTTTGTCTTGGATCTTGAAAATATACAAAAGGTGTTTGATATACACTAACAATATTTGTATTATCAAAAGATGTTCCACTTTCTTGTGCATAAACTTTTCCACTACTATCTCCATGCACAACAATTTCTTCTGTTCCTATATATCCACTATCAGAACAAGTAGCATTTATACCATTAATTGAACTAAATTCAAAACCATATCCAGAGCCACTTTCTCTTAGTGCTCCTAACAAACCATCAGAACCTGATGAAGAAAATAAATACCTAAACTGAGACTTTGATCTAATAAGAACAGAAGATAGTGTAGATAAATCTTCTGTAGTTATTAAATTTTGAACAGTTGTATGTATTTTTTTAGAAACAGTTTCTAGATTAACATCACCAATTTTATTAGTACCACCAATAGGTCTTATACCATCTGGTGCTAAAAATATTAAATCTCCACCTATTTCTACAACACTATCTGTAGCTAAACAACCTAAATTATTTGTTACATTTTCAAGTTCAAAATTTGTAGAATCACTACCTACTAGTCTTTTAATTCCATTTGTTCCAAATATGTATAAAATATTACGAAAAACTTTTAAAGCAACAATATCAAAACCTACATTAAAAACACCTGCTCCTAATGCAGGTCTAAATTCTGTTTCACTAGTTTGAGAACTAAAAAATAATTCTTGTGGCTTTAAAGGATCTCCTGCTAAAAATAAATGCTCTGCATAAATTTCAGAAAATTTAGGATCTGTTGGAGCATTAGCATCTGTTATTTGAACATAACCATCAGTCTCATCATAGAGTGCTGCAGGATTAATACCGTCTGTTAATACTAATTTTTTTACACCAAAATCCAGTATAGAAGTTCTAACTTTAGTAACACCTGTCATTACAGGATTAGACTGTCTAAATTGACCAGTTCCTGAACCTACTTCTATTGCTCCTGCAGTCGCTGCAGCAAAACTAACTGTTCCTGTAGAAGCTAAAGCACCGTTAATAGTTAAATTACTTGCACTTCCCGGAGTTTGTGATTCACATATTCCATTATCATCTGAAGATGTACCTACCTCTATAGCTCCTGCAGTTGCATCATCAACAGATATTTGAGTGATAGTTTTAAATAATTCAGTTCCAGTTGTGGTTGAAGCATTAGGACCATCAATTACTTCTTCAAGTGTGGCATCTTCAGAATCTGTTCCAGTTACAGTAAATTTTCTGCTTGATTCATCACCACCTGCTTTAACTATAACTTGAGTAGGTATACTAACAGACACACTAGTAACAGTTTTAAAATATCCTGAAGTAGAAACAGTAGTGTTATTTGGTCCTGCTATAGCTTCAACTTTTGCTAAGTCTAAATTATCTGTTCCAGTAATAGTAAAAGTTCTACCTGTTTCATTTCCAGATCCAAAAATTGTAACTTGTCTAGGTTGCTCTGAAGCAGCTGTAACAAAATTAACTGCTCCCCCATCAGCTAAAGCTCCACCTATTACAGCATTATTACCTGCAGATATGGAAGCAGAAGCAGATACACCATCTCTATCATTAGCTATTACATCACAAGTAACTTCTACCCAACCAATAACAGCAGGAACAGAACTTAATGTAGTGCTTGTACTAAAATCATCATCTGATATAGCATTACCATTTGTAAATACAGAAGAGGGAAGTTTTCCAAAATTAACTATAATAGTATTTGAATTTTTTGATACTAATGTTCCAGTAACAGATGTTTCTGTAGATGAATCACCTGCACTTGTTCTTTCTGTGATTGTTTCACCGACTGTTAAATTAGCATCAGAGGCAACATTAAATTGATAGTAGTAATTCCAATAATGTAAATAGTTGTTGCCTGAAGAAGGTTTCCTCATTGCTAGTAAACCTTGCTGTATTCCATTAGCGACAGCAACACCTAAAACTGAACCTGTGCCTGTTACTGTTCCATATGAGTGACTAAAACCACTCAATCTTCTGTAACCACCTTCTAGTGCAGGTTCATAGTTTAATAAATCTGTAGCACTTCCGGGTTGATCAGCACCTTGAGACAAAACATTATTAGATGTGTTTAAACCACCTACACAAACTGCTCTAAAAGTTTGTACACTATCTACCATTTAAGAACCACTGCTAACACTTAACATATGTGTTGAAAATTTAGGTCTTGCAATTGTTGTGGAGTTTACAAACAATGCATCATCAAGTAAGATTCTTCTCATAGTTTTCATACCTTGAATAAACTTACCCTGATGAATTTGAGCACTTTGTTCGTTTGATCTAAATCTCATCATGTATACCATAGCACCATCAATAATGATGTAATTAAATCTTTCAGGTATGATAGGAGTATCGTATGTACTATCAGTACCATCTGTAGCAACACCTGTAATTGCATTTTTTCCTAATGGGTTAGGAAACTTGTAATAAACATAATCTACAACATAAGCGGCATTTGGTATAGGTGTTACACCAAATTTTTCTTCTGAAGTTTGATAAACAATATTAGGTGCTGACCTACCTCCTTCTCCTGCAGCATCTTCTATACCTCTATATTTTTGAGTGTAAAAATCAAAAGATATTACAGGTAAAGATTTAGCTGTGTTAGATTCTGAAGTAAGCTTTTGTAAATAAAAAGTATCCCAATCCACTGTAGACATATCTGAAGGAAAATCATAAGTTCCTGTACCTGCCGTTAGTGTCTGGGATTGTGCAACTTTTAAAAATGGAAATTGATGACCGTCTTGAAGTATCTCACGTATTGAATTGTTAATAGAATCTTTTGCTAAAGCTTGAACATTCTTTGCTGTAGAAAAGTTATCTGTTGTTAAAGCTACTTCATTAAGTCTTCTTAATAACTCATTTGTAAGCTGTAAAAAATTTGTAGCCATATTAAACCTTTCTGGCTATTTTACTGTTATGGTGAAAGAAAGGGCAAGTTTCCCTGCCCTCCCTAATCATATGCTTATATTAAGCAAGTAGATCTCTATCTACTTCTGCTGCACCATCTGCTGCAAAATGAACAGTACTTT